CAAACATATTCGCATTGAAGCGTTTGGCTGGACTCAATGGACTCGTTGAGACTGTTCATGGTAGACGGCTCAGGGTTCGCCCTCCTCAAGGGCAGATGAAATAGGAGAACTACAATGGCTACAAAAAAAGCAGCACCGTCAGGAAAGAAAGTTGTTACAAATGAAACTATTCTTGAGCAAGAATCGGATTCGGCACCCGGTATAGCAGATGATTACGATCCAGCAAAACTGGAGAATACTGCATCTGAGATGGGACATTCATTAGGGTTGGACGATGTTGCGTCTACGGATCTTGATTGGTCTGATATGGCTCCAGTAAAGGAGTTTGATAGTCCAAATCAACCACCGCAAGAGCAACCACAGCCAACGCAAGAGCAAGTACCGCAAGAGGAAGTTCCACAAGAACAACCATTGCAGGAAGCTCAGGATGTTGATCTCACAAACAGTATGCGTAAAAGAATTTCAGGTATCAAGGAAAAGTCAACTCAAGAGTTGGCTGAGAAGGATGCTCTTATTGCAGCAAGGGATGACCAGATTGCTAAGATGCAAAGTATGGTTCAGGAGTATACACAACTTCAAGAATCATACAGACCAGTCGAGGGTGATGCTGGAGCTGTTAAACAGGAGATTGCAGGTTTAGACACAATGTTAAAGGAAGAAGGCGATGCTTTGACTTCAGCAGAAGTCGCACAGCATGTGATACGCAGAAATAATCTAGAGCGTAAATTGGATAAGATCGAGACAAGCCAAATTAATACGAATAATATAATTCGTAAGCAACAGGTTTTACGTCAACAGTCTGACCAGTACGTAAAGGATGCTTACCCTTTTGTCAATGATCAAAAGAGTGAGATGTATGGTGTTATGAAGCACCAAGCGTATCCATTGTTGGAACAGCTCATGGGGCCGAACTTCAAGAACCATCCTAGTGATATGATAATGGCGGCAGAATTAAGTAAAATGATGGTAAATTCACAAAAATATGAACAATTGCTTGGCAACACGCCTGCACCACGTTCACAACCTGCACCGATGGCAGGCAATTCACCAAGAACTGCACCACAGGCTAAAAAACCAGTGGACTTTAAACGTGCGGTAGCAAACAACAGAGGTGGAGATGTCAGTCGTTTTGCGGAATTGTTACATGATTCAGGTCATTCGTGGAGACCGGGCAATTAATGAAGGAGTAATAGGATGGCAACATTTCAAACATACCAAGCTGGGACAATGTCTGTCGGTGTTGGTGGTTTACGTGAAGATCTTCTGGATATAATCGTAAATATATCACCTACCGAAACGCCAATGCTTTCTGGCTTTAAAAAATCTAAAGCTAGTGGCACAGTGCATGAATGGGTCACTGATACTTTAGGGACAGCTACAAATACAACGGTTGTGGAGGGAGCTGACTTTTCAGATCCTACCCTAACCGCAAGAGTAAGGCATAGTAACTACTGCCAAATCAACCGTGAAGGGTTCCAAGTATCGGATACCTTGGATGCGGTAGATAAAGTTGGTATTAAGGGCGGCGAGTATGAGTATCAACTAGCCAAAGCTCTTAAGAATATCGCTCGTGGCATGGAAGTTGCGATTGTAAAAGGAGAATCTGCTGCAGGTTCTGCTTCAGTAGCAAGAGGTTCTAGAGGAATCAGTGATAGTACCACAGGTGGTACAGGAACTGGTTGGGTAACAACTAATTCAGCTACGATGGGAACTAATGATATAACGGAAGCTGTATATAACAATATGTTGCAGGAGATATTCATTCAGGGTGGAAATCCTGATACGACATATGCCCACGGTTGGAATAAACGAAAGATTTCTGCTTTCACAGCAGGCTCAACGAAAAACATTGAGTCCTTCGCTAAGAAGTTAGTGCTTTCGGTTGATGTATACGAAAGTGATTTCGGCTTACAACGTATCATACTTGATCGTTATATGCCCGAAAAAGCTGTCAGTATATTACAGAAGGATATGTGGTCTGTAGCAATGCTACGTCCAGTCAAACATACCCCACTTGCAAAGGTTGGATCAGCCCGAAGAGGAATGGTTGAATCTGAGTGGACGTTGGTTTCTTATAACGAAGCAGCCAGCGGAACTGTATTTAACACATCAACTGCATAATCCAGTTGATAAACCTTAATGAGTATGGGAGGGGCAACCCTCCCTTACTTATACTTTATTATGAATGATAATCACACCTTAGACCAGCTTGCTACACGTTTAGAATATACGAAGCCTAATGATTTCGCAAAGGGTAGTCTGGGTATAAAGCATATTCAGGATACCGATCCAGTTGGAAAAGAGGTGAAGGATGTTCGCACTTATAGCGACAATGGTTTTTCAGATGAAAGGTCGCTGAGGAAGATTGGCAGTATTCCTTCTGTGTTTCTCATGCAACCTAAATATAAAGACATAGTCGATGGTGACCAGAAATCTATGAAGAAAGCAGTCAAGCGTTTCTTCTCTGATCATCCAGAATTTAGAACCTGTAATCAGAATTTTTAATTATGCTAACTACTTATGGTGGTGAATCAACTGAAGTTACTAAAGAAACTCCAAAGGAATCTCCTGTGGAATCTCAATTACGCACAAGGTGTGCAATTCTTGAATCACAGATAGATGTTCTTAAAAAGCAAGTAGAGAACCAAGTAGTTATGATAGATAACCTTGAGAAGTTAAATAAAAATAACGCAGAGTTACCATCGGGTTTTCATTTATGAACAGCATGACAACAATGATTACTGATCTCCTACATAGGACGTGGCTGAATATACAGCTATGGTGCATAGTTTACCTTAGATAATGGAATACACAAAAGTTTGTGGCATTGTTCGTGATAAGGGAGCTAGTGGTTTTTACAGGATTGAGCAACCGTTAACTTTCTTAGACGATGAGAATGGTTTTGATGTTGCTATTGGTGGGTCAGGCAGTGGCATGGATAATAGCTTGTTCCAGTTGTTGCAAACATGCGATGTTGTTATTTTACCTCATGCGACAAGCGAAGAGTCTTTACGCTTGGTAACCGTAATGAAGGATATGTCTCCTCCAAAGAAAGTTATTATTGATCATGATGATAATATTTTTGTAGAGAACAACGAAAATAAGTTAGAGATAGCAAAGGAAATTCTAGAAAAAGCAGACGGTGTTTTTGTGTCTACAACAAAGTTAGCAGATGTGTATGGTGAGTATAACGATAACATTACTGTGTTACCAAATTCCTTAGATTTAAACATATGGAAACCGTATAAGATTGAGAAGGATGATAAAATTATAATCACATGGCATGGTGATTCTTCTCGTTACGAAGACTTAAACGAAATATCTTCTGAGTTAAAAAACATATCAACAAAACATGAAAACGTTAAGATTGTGCATCATGGTTCGGTAGATATAAAGGTTCATCCATACAAACAGATTTTATTAAATGCAGACATAGGAATTATTCCTTTGGCTGATAATGATTTTAACAAAAGTAAAAGTCCAATCAAGTGGATTGAATATTCTGCATTAGGTATCCCTTGTGTTGTTAAAGATATAGAGCCTTACTCTAAATTAATTACACATGGTGAAAATGGTTTCTTATATACGAACACAGAAGAGTTTGAATTTTGGGTAGACAAGCTTGTTGAGCATTCTTCGATACGTGAACGTATAGGTAAAGCGGCACAAAAATATGTTCATGAACACTTTGATGCTAGTAAGAATAGTAAGTATTGGTCTGAAGCAATTAAAACGATAACGGAGAAAACATGTCTCTCACTACACTAAGAGATCCTGTATTACGTGACTTAGGCTTAGACTCAGCGTCTAGTCTTGTTGCTGATTCTAAACAGCGTATCTTGGATTATATAAATGAATCTATCCAAGAGCTGAACATAATGAATAACTGGTCAATCTTAAAGGAGCAAGGAACAATCACCTTGGCTACCAGTACTTCAACATATACGCTTGCATCTAATGCCGATGTAACCAGAATTGTTGGTGAAAGGTTTTATGTAGATGATGAAAATAAATTTGTTTACAAGGTAGCAAACAATCAAGATTTCCAAGAGTTTGTTATCCAAGGTAACACAGGATTACCAATCGTGTGGGTTCCTTGGGGGAAGAATGCATCTCAGGTACACCAAATAAAAGTAGATCCAGTACCAACGTCAGATGAAAATGGAACTGTAATGACGTATTGGTATACGAAGGATTTATCTGATTTGAGTTCTGATTCAGATACAACACCGTTTCAGGAAGTAGTAATACGCCACATGGTAAAGGCTAAGTATGCGGAGTACGATCAGGATTTTAATAAGAGGGATCGTGAGATGGCATTAGCTAATAGTTTGTTAAGGAAGTTACTTGGTAGGGACAGGGGTTCTGTCAGGTTTGTTCCATTAACTCGTAAGAATTATAAGGTGGCACGCTGATATGCCAATGAAACAAAAAGTATTTGAGAGTAACAATAAGGGACTCTTCGATATTGCGGTAGGTGAGGGTAATATATCTGCCGATTATGCGACTGAATTACAGAATGCACGTGTTGCATTGAATGGTGAGGTATCCAAACGAAGGGGCAGAACATTATTTAATGCATTGGCGTTAGGTCATGCGGCAGGAAACAGTATTGATACTTATGCATCAAGTAATAAATCAGCACAGATGTCAATGTATTCCACCAACAATGAACAAGTTGGGTTTGCAGTAACATTAGGTTCAGATAAAAACATACAAACGGTAGATTTTTTTCTGGATAAGGTTGGCACACCGACAGCAGACAGTGTAA